CCTAAAGATGAATATTCAGCCATAGCGTGAATAGCATGCTCTGGTGAGCCATACTCATCTGCAGACTTAAGAGCGATAGACAAAAGTTCGTGTTGCATTAGTGAAGCCTCTGCACGAGAAGATCTAGGGTGCGCCTTAGGCAAAAGATCATTGTCCTGCTTGTAATTTGGATTTGCAGGAGACCCTGAGCGCAAAAGCTTTAGGAACGCGTTAACACGAGCCATTGCCCACTGGTCACGAGTCTTGCCTGGTCGGTGTGAGCTTGAAAACGCGCCTGAGCCTCTACGGTAGACAGCCTTTAACATCGGAAGCGTTGCCTTACGTCCAGGCTTTGCATCCTTGTTATGCTCTTCTACTTTATTGCGAAGAGCTGTTTCTGTCTTTGCAGAGAAAACAATCTTCTTAGATCCGGCAGCGGATCCTGGCTTGTTTTTCTTTGAGCCGTGAATACGATCTTTCTTTGGAGCAGGGCGTGAGCTTGCAGCTGTGATTGGTCCACCAACTGCCCACGCGTTACACGTACGAGACGCGGCGCACTTAAAGTCCAGCGCTTCGCAGTATCCAAGGTCTGCTTGCTTAATAGCTGCGTCAGCATCTACCTGACTTGAGTCTCCTTGTTCTAGTCCTTGTGCGATGCAGTCAAGCATCTTAGGTGTTTGAACAAAGAAGACACAGTTACCGCAGCGACTAGTCTTTGCCTCTTCAGGAGTTGTTTTCCACTTGTCTGCTTTTTCCTGCCAAAATTCTTCATTAGGCTCGTTTGGATTCAACGGGCCATAGCCAACGTTGTCAATTGCGTTTTGACGATTCTTTAAGTTAACTTGAATATCCTGTGTTGCAACAGGACATGCATCTTCTCCGGCAGCGACAATAACTTCTCCGTCGTCTGCTCCGTCAACGTTAACTACGCCGTCAGGGATAACCGCGAACCGGCACTTGCCGTCGTCTTCAATCGTAGGCGCGATAATCTTGCAAATGCCAGGAGCTTCATAGAGTACACAGTTGATGCACTTAACACCAATCTCCTTGTACTCGTTTTCAGCCGCAGGAGTGTACCCTGCCCAGATGCCTGTCTCGTCCTCGTTAAACTTTCCGTACTTGTCTGCAATCTCTAGTAGAGCTGCAGCAAGGTCTTGCTCTTCAGCAACTATAACACCTGCTGCTTGAAGAGCTTCAGTCTGCTGCTCTTGAAATGAGAAGTACATGTCCTGTGAAGAGTACTGTCCGTACTCGTCTGCAGATAGACATTGGGTGCATACACACTCGGAGTCGCACAGGCAGTAGCCTTCGTCGACTCCAGGGCATACACAACCGGCAGGTCCACAAAGTGGGCAACCGTCTGCATCATCCATAAGCTGTTCAACAACAGGAGTGTCTCCTGCGTCTAAAAGTTCAACAGCTTTAGATTTTCCCGGCATACCAGAATCACTAGGTGTTAGATACGCGCTTATCTGCCAACGCCACTTCTTGTGCATGTCGTCACGCTCTGCAAGGAAGTTAAGAACACCTTGCTCGTTGTAGTTAGTCGCAACTTCTATTGCCTGCGCAATAACCGCGATAAGCACATCATTTGCCATATGAAGATCTTGCAGCATAAGCATAGGGTCGTTATTAACGTCCATATCCTGTGTCTGGTTAAGATCAATAAAGTCCTGAAGTCTGTATGGAGCGTTGTTACCCATCTTAAGCATAAGCTCTGCTAATGGATCTACTGAGCTATAGACATCTTCATAGATCTCTTGGAAGAAGTCATGGAACTCTGCGAAGTCGCGTCCCTTTACGTTCCAGTGATGACCATGCGCCTTAAAGTACATAGTTACAGCGCTGCCTAGAACTACAGCAATTGAGCTGCTAAGTTCAGATCGGTTAGTGTATTGATATTCGTGCATTGCTACGCTCCTTCCTTAGGAGTTGTTGTTTCAGTTGGAGCAGGAGCAACGGGTGTTGCATTGTCCAAAATCTGTTGAATCTCGGGAGGAACGGGAGCAACAGAGTCAACCTGCTGCGAATCGCGAACGGACTTCATAACCTCGGGAGCGATAGCTCCAATCATTGCCTGGGTAAGCTCTGGAGAGATAGATCCCTTCTCTACGAGAAGGCGGATGGCAAGCTCGTTTGGATCCGGCGCGTCGGTAGCCGCAAAGCCATGAGCGCGTCTCCATGTCTCGTAGGACACCGCCATCTTGTCAAAGCCTGAGTCTGCATCTGCCGCTCTGTCATTACGTGTGGCAACCTGTGAAGGATCAAACCAAACGGTAATACGTCGAACGTCCTCCTCGGCAAACCCTCCTGCTAGGAGCGCAGGGCGTAGGTATGCAACTGTGAGCGCGTCGGCGATAAGAAGCATCAACGGCTCGATGTGGGACTTATATAAAGCCTCATCGATCTGCAGGGCGTTAGAGTACTTAACGTTTGCAAGGCCTGTAACAATATCCTTAGGAACGTCAAGTCCCTGGAGGATACGCTCGAGGACACGATCTGCACGTTGTGCAAGTGCAGGGTCAAACGAGCGCTCGAACTTAAACTGCTTAATTTTGTCGCCAAGCTCTGCAGGTCCACGAATAATAAGAGGTACTACGGCGCTAGCGGAGTCTTCATCACGGATAGGAGTTGTCATCGCATCCATGAGTTGATCCTCAAACTCGTCCGCTGCTTCCTCGGCAGTCATGCCAGGATTCAGATCGTTCTCGTCATCATATGGATAGTCTGGGTCTGGAGACGCGGCAACAGATAGACCGTCTGGTAGATAAAGGGCACCGGCGTTTAAGCGAGAGCGCGCGGTTGCACGAAACGTTCTGTTAAGCAAAAGTAGCTCGGAGCAAAGATCAAGTAGACCGCGCAAGGAGGAATCAGCCTCTTCAGAGTAGCGAGGGTGAGCTCTCCAGATGCGACCAACGAATGCCGTGTTAGGAAGTTTAGCTGCCCCAGCGCCGGAGCGAGAAGATGATGTGCCTATAATGTCGCGACGTGGAATGATGACATACGAATTCTTAGAGTCAAGTTGTAGCTCGTCTGTCGAGCGAATATCCCAGGATTCTTTTAGTCCTGAGCCTTTACGCTCTGGAGATTGAACAAGATAACACTCGCCTGTAACCGATAAATTAAGGGCTGCATCCTTTAAAAGACCCGCTTGTCCTCCGTATGCGGAGTCTAAACGCGATAGAGCACGCTCTGCGGCTGCCGCAAGACGTGAGTCAATAACGTTACTGTCACGCGCAGGTACAGGACTCTCCGCAGGGTTGTCAACAACCGCCGCGTAAAGACGGATACGTGAAACTACAGATGCAACGAGGTTAAAGGCATACTTGATTTCGCCGATGGCGTCGTAGTATTCCCAAGCCTCGCTCTGCCAATCCGATGAACCGCCGGCGCGACGTTGCTTAAATCTTTCAACCTCACCCTTATCGTTAATCTGCAATTGAACCGCCGCGGCTGTAAGAGCGCGAGGAGCAGAGTAAGGAACTGTCTGGGCATAGGTAACACCTTCATAAACTACGGATGCTGGCTGAGTCTTGCGAGGTGCCTGTGCGGTGATACGACGAGTACGGGCAGGCGCGTTTGAAGGCTTATTACTATTATCCTTAGAGAATAGTCCCACGTGTTACTCCTCGTCGTTTGCTAACGGAGCATAGGTCATTACTGATCCCAGTGCGCAGTTATAAGTCCTGCTATAGCGGACAGGGTAAATATACACCCAACTAGGATAGTCATACTTGGAAATAGAGCGTATAAAAACACGACCGGGAGCGCAACCCATAACGAGACGCACCATGAGCATGTGAAGAGATATCCGATGTGAGAATCACTTGGAGACTTTCTATCCCAGACCCAGTCACGGACAGGCGCTAATATTTCATCCAAGACGATGAGCCGTGTTAGTCGGTAGACAAATAGGGAGAGAATAACCACATGCGCAACTGGCATATGCTCGATCATATATGTATCTAGGTTCATTCGGTAGGGTCCTTTACTGAGTCCATTGTTATATACGGGCTCCAAGATCGCAGTCTGCTGCCGCAGGTTGAGCAACCTTGGGTCTTACGAAACGCTATAACCTTCCCTGACTCCATAAGCGCCTGGGAATCT